TGGATAGAAACACCATAGTATTGCCATGAAGGGTGAGATGTTTGATGCTTCAGCTATCATACGAACACATTAGTAGTGGTACTAGCAATTACTGCTACCATAAAAATGTATGGTACAACTTTAAATGGAACTGGATAACGTTTGATCATTATACGAAACCTGGAATGATTTGTCCTGTTGTTAAGTAGGCACCGATCGCTGCTACTAAACCTAGCATTGCGAACCTACCGTTGATAGTTTCTGCAACTACCTTTTCTTTTTCTATTGTTTTTGTTTTGTTTGACATTAGAAAATACCTGGTATGATTTGTCCTGTGAATGTGTAAGCACCAACTGCTGCTACAAAACCTAGCATTGCTGCCCATCCGTTAAATCTTTCTGCTTCTGGAGTCATGAGTTTGTCCTCTTTGTTTGTGATTGTGAATTGTGACTGAAATTTCATCTCTTAAAAGAGACCTGGTGCTATCCATCCGAATAGACCGTAGTTAATTGTGCCGATTACTAATCCCATCATCGCTAGGCGACCGTTGATTAGTTCTGCGTTCTTCCAGTAGTCCTTCATTAGAAGATACCTGGAATGATTTGTCCAGTGGTGATGTATGCACCTAGTAATGCTACGAAACCAATCATTGCCCAACGACCGTTAACTTTCTCAGCGTTCTGTGGGTATCCCTCGTAGTTAACAGACTCATCTATGTAAGGTCTTGTCTCTGCAGGGAACATGTTTTGTCTTCCACCTGACTCAGTTGTTGTTGTCATTTTGCTTTGTAAAGAACTGTAACAATATTATATAGTAATTGTTAAATTCCTGTCAACCCCATATGAGTATAATTACTTGTTGGTATCCTAACATCCTTGCTATGACTGGGACGAAGAGGTGTCCCTTTATACCATACTTATGTCAGGGTTTCCTGACATTACAGGAAATGGTACCATCCTGTTGCAATAATCTTCTCTGAGGTCTCTGATTTTCTACCTCTGTGATGGTATGTCCAGTCTGCTGGCCAGATTACAGTCAGTCCTTTTTGTGCAGGAACATACAGTTGTTGATGGAACCACTCAGTGCCACCGTCAGGAACGTCATTAAGAAAGGTCATCCAGACCAAGTGTCGATAAGTATTCGACCGTGAAGAAGATTGACGTTCGCAGTGCCATAAGTGGTATCCCCCACCTTTTCTATAGTATTGGAGGTTAAAGAACTCCTCTAACTTCCATACATTTGTCTTAGCACACAGTGGAAACTTCTCTACGTAGTTGTTAGCTACCCTGTTAAGTTCCCCTGTGAAATCCGTAACTCTTTTATCCTCTATCCCTATGAACACAGCAGTGTCCATTGAGTCTTTGATATCAGTGTTAACCATTCCACCACCATCGTCACCGATGGTCTCCCCTTCCCATGTAGAAAATATCTTCTGGTTGTTATAGAAATCTATAAGACCATCAGTAGCTGCCTCATCAATGACTTCTGTGTATAAGAAGTCAGTGCGAGGGTGTGCTAGTTTATTATCGTATAATATAGGATCAGGGGTAAAGTTCATGCTAAGTCATAATCAATTCTATTCATTAGATAAGTGTAGTCATCCTCTGGATCTCCGAAGAATCGGATGCCTTTACTCTCGTAAAACCTCCAAAGATTGCTTAACAACATTGGGTACTGTGTATCTAAATGTACCTCTCCATTAACTGCTCTGTCTAGAATCTCCAAGGACTTTGGAAATGCTTGCTGAATAGTCATGGTCGTCTCCTTACGTAGTGAACTCTTGGTACTTACCTACTACTAGTGCCAAGGTGGTCCTTGTACCCACCCTACTAAAGAGTTGCGAACACCATTAGTAACAGCGTTCACTTGATGCAGGTCATCACTGTGGAAGAAGATCATTTGACCTGCCTCTAGTGGTACCTGCTGATTAATCAAAAGGAATTCTCCTCCTTCGAAACCTCCATCCAATAGGAGGACAAAAGAGATCTTTCTGATACGCTCATGCTTTCGTTTATTCCTACACCACTCGGATTCATCTTGATGCCAGTCGTATCTATCTCCTTCAGAGTATCTAGTAACTTGCAAAGGTTCCAGAAAGTCCACATCGAAAAACCATTTAGCGGCTTCATTAACACGAGTGACGTATGAAAGTACAGTGTCGTTAAGTGCTTGCGACTCAACAAACGCAACCTCCGATTGGCGTACACCATCAATCTCTGTAGGTACATAATCTGGTTCTCCGATAACTTCTTTAATTAATTTATACTCTTCATCATCTAACGTAACAGTTACGTATCTATCTCTGTAGTTCATAATACACTTCTCTGAATTTTCATTGGTTCTGGTTCAGCAAGTCTGCCTTGTCCTTTACCTGCAAAGTTCATAGAAATCACTACACGTTGTGTCTCTGACTTGCTTGGATCCTGACAGTGGTGTACAAACGAAGGGAAGAATACAATATCACCCTCCTTCACGTCAGGTGTGAATTCCATAACTTCTCCGTTAATATAATCTGGGAAAGGAGAATAGAATGTAGTAGGTTTATGAACAGTAGGATCAAAATCCACATACATTACTGCCGACACTCCAACAGGACCATGATTATGTATCCCATGCATCTGTCCACCGAAGGTAACTTGATACCACATGTTGATGACCTGCAAGGGTAATGGATAGTCTTGCTGAAACTCATCTAGAACAGGTTGTAATGCCTCTTTAACCACATAATAATAGTCAGGCAAGGTCTTGTTCTTATTGTTATCAAAAAAATCTGATTGCATATCATCCCAAGACGCTTGTCCTGCAGAGGATATGGATGCTAAAGTGCTTCCACCTTTGAGGTGTGATAGTATTCTAGGTTTCCACTTATCCCAATCGGGTATGGAAAAACTCTCAATCGGTACTACGAACATTTTTAATAAACCATTCGGCATCAACTACAACAAGAGCCTTTTTACGATTCTTTTTCATGAACAGGATAGGCTCGTGGTCTCCTGAGTTTGCTTCTGCCTGAGCATAAGCATCGTATACATTTAATTTCTCTTGGTTCTTACATTCTATACTGAAAGGAAACTTTTGTCTAGCATCTCTTGCCATGATCAAGTCTTCCCCACCTGCACCCATGCTTCTAGACTCTATGTCTTCTGGATGTATCTCTCTGTGTTCTATCAGTTGGTCTCGAACCCATTGTTGGAATAGTCTTCCTTTTGCTTTCGCAGACTGTGGTCTCATTAATGATCTATCTCACCCTGATCTATGTATCCCACCTCTTTAGTGTCTGGTTCCTGTATGTAACGGTTAGCATCTTCCTTGACTGCATCGTCCAATTCTATTGCTAGTTCTTTTAACTTGACTGCAATTGCTTTGACCTTCATTATATTCATCTTCGTTGTACCTCTGCCCAGTCAGCATTAAACTTAGCAAGACCTACATCTGTCAGTACATGCTTGTACATACCCCAGAATACTTTAGGTGGCATGGTCACAATGTCTGCACCTACTTGATAGCAACGTGCCACATCACGAACATTACGAAGACTAGCAGCAAGTACCTGTGTACCCTTATCATGTTTCTCAAATGTCTGTACGATGTCACTTATAAGACCTAGACCATCGAATGAATTGTCATCAACTCTACCTACGAAAGGTGAGATGTATGTTGACCCTGCTTTAGATGCTAGTATTGCTTGTGCTGTACTGAATACCAATGTAGTATTGACTGGTATATTATCTTCAGCGAGATCTTTACATGCAATAAGACCCTCGACTGTGCAAGGGACTTTGATTGTTATGCTTGGGTGGATAGGGATATACTCCTCTGCCATATCAAGAAGTTCTGTTGCTGTTTCACCAGAGACTTCTGCAGATACCGAAGCATCCCATCCAAATAATTCTGTGATTCTACCAAGTACATCAAGAGGATCTTCCCCTGACTTTAACATCAAAGAGGGGTTAGTTGTAACCCCATCAATGAGACCAGTATCAACTGCTTTAGTGACTTCTTCTACGTCACTGCTGTCAAGAAAAATCTTCATCTGTCTTTTTATTTTTCATTATTTAGGAGGGAGGTTGGGTTCCTGTGTACCAACAAAAGATGGGCATTACTACAGAGTAAATACATCTTTGCCTAAGACCTATCTGGTAAGATAGTTCTGCCAT